AAAAAAATAATATATAGAAAAAAATTTCTGGTGATTTTAATTCGTGGGGGGTGGGGCCGGAGCATCGGGGGGCGGCGCTTTGCTTCTCTAGACCCACTCATTGAAATCTGAGCAAATAAACCCCCTCATTGAAATCTGAGCAAATAACCTTTGAAATCTGAGCAAATAACCGCTGATCAAAATCTGAGCAAATAAACCCACTCATTGAAATCTGAGCAAATAGCAGCCGGTAGTTGACTATCCAGACAACCACGCTAGAATCACCGCATGGATAATCTACTTGCACAGCTAACTGACGACACTTTTGAACAAGAGTTGATTGAGTCGGGTTTCGCACAAGAGATCGAGCCCGACGACCCTCAGTTTGCCGAATTAGACAGGCTGAGCACCCACATCAGCGCCTTGGCCAACACACTGCCGTATAAGCAGCGCACGCTGGTGCCTTATATCCACCCCGGTCACGGGTACTCTCAGCAGGAGATGGCCGACAAGGCCGGCTGCTCCGTGCAAACAGTATCAAAAGCACGCAACAGCCCCACCATGCTGCGGATTATGGCCTTGCAAGAGCGCACACGCCGCATTTACGGTGCCCCAGCCCAGAATCAGCGCATACAGATGGCGTGGCGGATCGCCAAACGTAACGAAAAGGACAACCCCAACACCTCACTGAAGGCACTGGACGTCCTCAACAAGCAGGCCGGGGACTACAGCATCGACCTAACACCCAACAACGGTGTGACCGTCAATATCAAGGAGTTCACAGTGTCACAACCTCCGCAGCAGCCACAGCCACAACCCCAGCCACAGAACTCGCCCCCTATTGACGCAGAATTCACGCCTGTGACCGTGCAACTCGATGGAGATTGATATCCCGAACGGGTGGGTGCCCATGGCCCACCAGATGCCGGTCTGGGACTTTATGCAGCAGGGTGGTAAGCGGTCAGCACTGTGCTGGCACCGCCGTGCAGGCAAGGATAGCTTCGCTATCAACTATCTGGCCACAGCCGCCATGCAGAAGGTGGGTGTCTACTGGCACATGCTCCCTAGCGCCACGCAGGCCCGTAAGGTGATCTGGAACGGGGTAGACAGGTTTGGCCGCAAGGTCATTGATCAAGCAGTTCCTAAAGAAATACGGGTGAAAAAACGTGATGATGAAATGTGGATCGAATTGGTTAATGGCTCGATCATACAGCTTGTTGGTTCCGACAACTTCGACAGCTTGGTGGGCGCAAACCCCATCGGGGTGGTATTCTCTGAGTATGCCATCGCTAACCCCTTGGCGTGGTCGTACATCCGTCCCATGCTGGCAGAAAACGGTGGTTGGGCAATTTTCATTAGTACACCCCGTGGCCATAATCACTTTTACCGACTCTTTACCAATAACGAGGACGCGCCAAACTGGTTCTGCGAACTCAGGGATATTACCCAGACGTTCAGGGAGGATGGCACCCCGATCATCTCCAAGGAAGTGCTCGATGAAGAGCGCCGTGAAGGGATGGAAGAATCCCTGCTTCAGCAGGAGTATTTCTGTAGTTGGGAGGGCGGGCTTCAGGGCGCTTACTTCACCGACGAGGTGAACGACATCCGCACAAACCGGTTCGGGCACTATCCGTACGACAACACGCCCACACTGACCGCGTGGGACATCGGCTTCAGAGATAAGACCGCCGTCGGCGTGTTCATGGCACACCCTGACACGGGGCATCCGATTTTGATGGACGCGTATGAAGATAGGAACAAGGGGCTACCGCACTACATCAGGCACATCAAGAAGTGGCAGGACACTTACCTGTTCGACATGCACTGGGGGCCACACGACCTCCACAAAACCGAGTTTACAACAGGGAACAGAGTAGTAGACCGCGCCGGCGACATGGGTTTAAACTTTGAAGTGCTCCCCCGCATGGACGTGGCCGACTCTATCGACAACCTGCGGGCGTTCCTGAAGGTGCTACACGTCAACAAGAACGACAACACTAACCACGTGATGGATATGCTGCAAAGCTACCGGCGGGAATATGATGATAAGAACATGATATTTAAAGACAAACCTGTGCATGACTACGCCTCGGACACCGCCGACATGATGCGCTACGCGGCGCAGGCGTGGTATCCGGGCATTCTGGACGCCACCGCGCGCGTCACCCAACGAATAGGCACCCGCGCTAAGCGAGCCATAGGACGCTAACATGACCCCAGACGACATCATTCGCAAATTTGAATCCCTCTGGTCAGGACGCAAGAACGTCGAGCAGCAGTGGCAGATAATCGAGCAGTTTGTGGCCCCGTACAAGGGTAAGTTCTTCAAAGATAACACCGGCGAACACGGCATTGAGTGGCGCGAATCGCGCAACATCTACGATGCAACAGCGGTACAGGCACACATACAGTTGGCCTCTAGCATACACGGGTCGCTCACTAACCCCGCCATCCAGTGGTTTGACTTCATGTGGCGTAATAAAGAGCTGCAAGAAAACCACGCAGCGCAGGTGTGGTTGGAGGCCGCCTCTAAGCGGGTCTTCTACGAGCTGCAAGACTCTAACTTCAACCTAGAAGCCAACAGCCTGTACAGGAACCTGACGTCTTTTGCTACAGGTGTAATCGTCGAGGAGGCTATGGCAGAGCCGACCGACGCGTGGGCAGGTATCGAGTTTACGTCTATCCCTCTGAAGCAGGCGTATTTTGAACCTGACGCCAACGGGGGCTGTTTAAACTTCTTCCGGCACCTCCAGTGGCGGGCGTCCAAGATTGTGGACAAGTTCGGGTTGGAGAAGTGCAGCGACAAGATTAAATCGGCCTATGAGTCAGGGGACGACACCTCTACTTTTGAAATTGTGTTTTGCGTCTACACGCGCCTCGACAAACAAGGCCAAGCTGACGCGGTGCTGACGCCTGAGAATAGACCCTACGGGTGGGCGTACGTCTCCCGACGCGGTCTCGACGTCTACGACGAGGGCGGCTATTACGAAATGCCTGCGTACGTGGCGCGGTGGGAGGTCACCGACGAGTCTATGTGGGGTAATGGCCCCGCCCACTATGCCCTCGCAGACATCCTCACACTGAACGAGATGGTCGAGCTAGACCTCCGGTCGCGGGAGAAAGTAGTCGACCCGGCGATCTTGTACCGAGAGCGGGCGATCATCAACCAGTTGGACTTAGGGCCGGGGGCGCAGAACGCGTGCCGCGACCCTGACGCTATTAAGGCGTTTGAGTCTGCCGCGCGGTTCGATGCGGTTGAGTCGACCATCGTGCGGCTCCAGAGGGCCGTGCAGAAGTATTTTTACATCGACCAGTTGGAGTTGAAAGAGTCTCCGGCTATGACAGCCACTGAGGTGCAGGTCCGCTACGAGCTGATGCAGCGTCTGCTGTCGTCACCGATGGCGCGGCTCAAAGACGACTTTGTCGACCCAACGCTTCAGAGGACGTTTAACCTGCTTTATCGGGCAGGGGAGCTGGGCGAGTTGCCTGAAGGCATTGATGACCTAGACTACGACATCACGTACATCGGGCCACTGAGCCGCAGTATGAAGTTTGATCAGTCAGCGTCGATAGAGCGGTGGGTCACTCAGTTGCAGTTGATCGCGCAGATGGGCGGTGAGGCAGAAGAGGTCATGCTGGTGCCTGACTATGACAAGATCGCACGGGACGCCGCCAAGCAGTTGAATCTCCCTACCGAGTACATGAAGCCGCCTGAAGAGGTTAAACGGCTGTTGGAGCAGAAGCAGCAACAGCAAGTCCGACAAGCCAGCGCTGACGCTGCCAGTGCTGAGGCATCCGCCGCCAAGGATTTAGGACAGGCGGCTCAACTACGCACAGGAGAACAGAACATTGCAGCCGTCTAGAGACGACGTGCTGGGCCGGATCCAGCACTTACTAAACACTCCTGACGGCGAGCTTTTGATGGATGAGCTTGCCGAGGAACTACACCCCTACAAGCTGATGGCCGAGACGCCTGAGCTTACCGCCTATAACGTAGGAAAGCGGGACGTCTACATCTTTCTGAGTGCCCTACGCAACGGCGATTTAATTGCATCAATGGAGACTACCAATGAGTGAAGATAACTGGCTAAACGCCTTACCGGAAGAACTACGAGACGCCCCCTACTTGGCCAAAGCGGAGACCCCCGCCGAAGCGTTGGGCAAGCTACAACATGCCGCCCAGCTAGTGGGCACTTCCGTCCGCATCCCCGGTGAAAACGCATCAGATGAGGACAGAGCGGCGTTTACCGCCAAGCTGAGTGAGATTGAAGGTGTAACCCAACTGCCCTTACACGACGATATAGAAGGCGTGGTGGGCATGCTCAAGAAACTGGGATACCCTGACGAGCACACCGGCTACACGCTCCCCATCGAGGAGGATTTTGAATGGAGCGAGACGATGGGGGAAGATTTGCGCAAATTTGCGCACAAGGCAGGACTCACCCCCGGCCAGTTCACCGCTTTCTCTAAGCAGATCATGGAGCAGGAGAAGATAGCCGCCGCAGAGTCCAGCAACGAGCTGGGCGACACGCAGAAAGCACTCCGAGCAAACTGGGGCGACACCTTGGAGGACCGCGAGGCTTTGATAAGGGGGTGGATGGACAAGTCCGAGGCTCCCCAGAACCTGCGTAAGCTGCTCGACGAGCGGTCATTGGACGTGGACACCATGAATTGGCTTCACAACACCGCCAAGCAGTTTAAATCTAACGTGACGCCCATCACGTCAGACGGTAAATCGAACGCCCCGGCCATGACCCCCGGCGAGGCATCCGCGAAGATTACTAACATCCTGAACGACATGACCTCGATGCGGGAGTCCGACCCTCGGTATCGTGAGCTACAGATGGAGTTGGTTCGCGTCCAAAGACTTGCATCTGCACGCTAGTGGGTGTACCGTTTAACCGTCCCGAGGTGTGGAGCACTGGTAACAGCCCCCTAAAAACACCTTTGGCGATCAGGCCCACCACATGTGGAGCACCTGCTAAACCTTTTTAGTAACCTGTCGCCAAAGGAGAATATCTCATGGCCAGTAATGCAACCGTAGAATTAGTCTACGTAGAAACTTATGAATCTGTAGTGCGTCACTTAGCACAGCAGAAGCCTTCTCGCCTGCGCTCTTGGTGCATGGAGAAGTCCGTACAATCCAACGGCCACAACTGGGAACGTCTCGGTACTGCTGAAGCTGTCGCTAAGACCGCTGTAGGCGCTCAGACGAGCCGCAACGTGGCAACACCCGAGCACAACTACCCGTTCAGCCGTAGGCGCTCCACCCCCGGTACGTGGCACACTGGTGACACCACCGAGCGTGAAGATATCGTTCAGGTACTGATCGACCCCAACTCCAACATCGCTCAGGCGCAAGCCTACGCTATGAACCGCGCTATCGACGACGAAATCCTCGATGCTGCGGATCGTGCTGCAGATGACGGTAATGGCTCGACAGTCGCGTTCCCTGCTGCTCAGATTGTAGGTGATGGAACGGGCGCTATCAGCTTTGACATGGTGACCGAGGTTACCGAGAAGTTCATGGACAATGACATCGACCCAGACGAAGAAAAGGTCATGGTCATCTCACCTGCTCAGGCGCGTAAGCTGCTTCAGTTGACTGAGGCGACCTCTGGCGACTACAACGCAGTTCGTCCGCTGACTTCCAAGGGTTACATTGAGTCTTGGATGGGCTACTCGTGGCTGGTATCAACGCGGTTAAACGCACCAGAAGCCGGGCAAGTCAACGCTCTGTGTATGTCTCGCAAGGCGCTGGGTCTACAAATGAACCGTGATGTTTCTGCTGAGGTCGCCAAAGATCCGACTATCAGCTTTGCATGGCGCATCTACTGCGAGGCCACATTTGGTGCGGTTCGCGTAGAAGATGAGCACATCGTTCGTTTACACCTGTCAGAGACCATCGTCTGATAAAGGGGGTAGTCTCCCCCCGAAAGGTCATTCGTGGCTTAGTAGGGGGAGACCCTGTTTAAACAACCGGAGACTTATCCATGGCAATAAGAAAAGATAGTTCACGCTTCTCTGACAGAAACACCATCCGCAGGATGAACGCTGAAGGTTATCCGTTAGAGTCTATATCCGCAAAAACCTCGATATCTATTGAGCATATTCAGTACGTGATAGATAGCTGGACTAAAGACGAAGAGAAAGCGAAAGATTTAGCACGACAGGCTGGAGCCGACAAGGTTCAGGCTGAGCGTGAGGCGGCGAAGCCGACCAAACCGTCGATTGACGACGAGGAACGCGCCCGTATTGTAGAAGTCACACGCCGTGAGGTTATGGCTGAGCTTGAGAAACAGCAGAAGGCGGCGACACCCGCTCCGACGCGCAAGAGAAAACCACCTCCGGTAGAAGAGGCTCCGCCGGAGGACGCAGAAGGAATACTGAAGGTATCCTAATGGCTGCGCTTACGGATCTTATGTTTGATTGGCTTGGCACCCAAGGATACACGGGTGCTATGGCTGACCGCCGTTATGCTTACTTCAAAGACAATGACTACGCCACATGGCGGGACGTTTACAATGCCAATGGTGGCACAGGCCAGCTAAATGACTGGCTGATTACTTTCTTTGGGGGCTAGATGTCAGATTGGCGACCCAAACCTGCTGGCCCAAACACCCACAGGAAGATGTACCACTGGGTTTGGGAACAGCTAAAGACTGTCGGCAACCTGATTGGTGACGAGGGAAGCGTAACGCCCGGCAACCCACCCCCAACCCCCGGCCACCAACACTGGCACGAC